CGGCAGCGGCCGCAGCGGCGTGGATGGGGGCTCCCGCCGGCGACCCGGCCGCGTGTTGCAGCGGCTCGGGGTTTCAGCCACAGGGCCGCCCCACCCGTCGCCAAGCCGTTGTCGGGCTGCGGTACGTGTCGGCCCAGCCAGCCGGTCGAGCAGGTCACTTTCGGGGCGGTGGTGGTCCGCCACCCGACCGGTCGGCAAGTGGCAGCGGTTGGATTCGCACCAACGGTCTCCGGCTTATGAGGCCGGCGAGGACTCTAGGCTCCTCCACGCTGCTCCGTTCAGTCTACTCCGCCGCCCATCTCTCTGAGCCGCGATCGCCACGCCGGATCGCGCCACCACAGGCCGAGAATGACGTGCGAAATCGAGGTCACGGTCCCGCCAAGGATCATCTGCCACAGCGGCCCGACGCCGTGAACCGCCTCCCATCGCTCCCGCACCTGCGCCCGCACGAGCGTCATGGTGTGGTCGATGTCCTTGTGGTTCGGCCCGCCGAGCCGCTCGATCTCCTCCAGGTGGATGTGCGGCCAATACCGCACGACCAGCCGCGTCAGTTCGTCCACGCGCCAGCTTTGGGCGTACTGAACCCGGGAGGCCAGGACGCTGCGGACGTGGGCTTGGAGGGCTTTGAGGTTGTCCATCAGCGTTTCTCGATCACCCGCTTGATTTCGTTTTGCCCGGCCGCCAGTTCTTCGAGCGTGTCGGCTTGACGCTCCTGGGCCTTGGACAGCGTGGCGAGCGTGTCGCTCGTGGCCTTGAGGAACGTGGTATGGCTGTCGACGACCGGCACCAGCACCGTCTCGTGTATGGCCACGGCTGCCATCTGGCCCCACCAGCCGATCACGCAGAGCACCAAGCAGGGAAACCCAAACTCCCGCAGGAGCTTGATCCCAACGTCCACCACGTCGCGAGTCTGCTGTGTCACTGCTGCCCCCGTGAATCGAGCCACCTCTGGACCAGTACCTGAACGATTGCCGAGATCGCCCACGCGATCACGAGCGCCATAAAGGCGAAGCCGGCCCGCTCGTGGTAGGTCTCGCGGACGCGGGCCTCGACCCGCTTGCGGAGCGTGTCGGTGTCGACCTCTATCCTCGCCGCGGACCGCTGGACGAGCGGCAGGAACTCCCGGTTCGTGGCGTCCAGCTGATCGACCGCCACACGCACGATGGCATCGCACCGCTCCCGGCCGAGCATGGCCCGGCGGACCGGGTTCTTCGCGAGGCCCCGCCAGGCGGCATCGCGAACGGCTTGCAATTCTGCGGCGGTCATTTCGTTTTGCATCTCCCATCGGAGCAGGCGATCGCATCGCCCGCGAGAAACGCTGCCACCCGCGTGGAGCAGCTGCCGATCGTGCGGCCGTTGATCGAGCCGAACAGCACGCCGGCCACATGGCCGTCGGCGTTGAGCATCGGCCCGCCGCTGTCGCCCTGCCTGGCGGCGGCCTTCATCTCAACCAGCTGCGGCGGCCCGCCACGGCCCCGGCCCGGGGAGGCGTAGAGCGTCACCGCTCCTGTCTGCTCGAGGTACTTGCCGTCCGGGCCGTAGCCGGCGATCGTCAGCCGGTCGCCGATCCGCGGGGCCTGCACCGCCACCGGCACCGGGGCGGCCGGCGGGTTCGCCACCGCCAGGGCCGCGAGATCCCAAACCGTGTCGGATGCCTGCACCTTCGCCGGCGTGGTCGTGCCGTTTGGCCACTTGACCACCACGCCATCCTTGCCGTCGCGGATGACGTGCCAGTTCGTGAGGATGGTGCCCGTGGATCCGGTGACGCTCACGAGCACGCCCGAGCCGCTGTGTCGCACGTTGCCCTCGGCCGCCGTCACCCGCACGACCGCCGCCCGGTGGGCGGGCTCGGCCGCCACCTTGTCGGGTAGCTCGCCGGCACCGTCGCAGACGGGGCAGGGGAGCCGCACCGGGGCCGGCCCGACGATCCGCTCGCCGTGGCAGTTGGGGCACTCGGCCCCGGCGGCGATGCCGGCGAGGAGAGCCAGGACGATGGCGAGCGTTCGCATGGTCACCCGGCCGCTGGCCGGCTCCAGTCGTCGGGGAGTGTGCAGCTGGCGATGGCGAACGATCCACGCCAGGCTGACCGGGCAGTCCGTTCGGAGTCGTACCTGACCACGTCGTAGCTGTCGGCGTAGGCCATGAGCCGCTGGTCGGCGATCCACTTGGCCCATGGCACCGCGTGGCCGTTGCGGCCCACGCTCACGGCCAGGCCGTGGAGCACGCAGCAGACGGCCTCTTCGTAGGACTCGGGGAAGATCACCTCGAGCGGGCGAAACATCCTGGCAGTCTCTTGCCAGCCATCGGGGAACCGCGAGACCGGCACCCACTGGCCGCCGCTCTGGTTGTTGTTGCCGCGGCCGCTCGTGCCCGTGAGCGAATGCCGGAAGGCGTAGTCCCGCGGCTGCACCTTGTCGGGCAGCATCCCACGGCGGACGGCTCCAGCACCTGCCGCACGTTCGCCCCGCCCCAGCGGTCCGGGTTGGCCTCGGCGTAGACGCTCAGCGGCGACAGCCAGACGCTGCCTGCCGCCCCCGACTCGGCGTACCGCTCGCCCACCTTCGGGCCGGCGTAGATCAGCCCGCGTGCCCGGTTGCGGGCGGCCTCCAGGTTGGCCCGAAGGCTGTGGCAGGTGCATTCGTGGGTCGGCGTCTGGTTCGTGAACCGGTCGAGGTAGTTCATCGCCCACAAGCCGTGCCGGTCGTTCTCGGCGGCCCGCTCGGCCCACTCGCGCGGCTCGATCCACAGGCTCTTGGGGAACTCCCGCGAGGCGTTGCCGCAGGCATCGCGGAGCGCGTCGGTCGTGTCCTCGGCCGCGAGGTGGTCCGGGTAGCCGTCGTGCTCGTCGATCGGAAAAACGTCGATCAGACTCGGATCGATCATGACAGCACCCCCACTCTTTGCCCTAGAATGGGGCGAGCCGGACAGGCGCGGTAACGCCAGCCGGCTCTGACCACAAGCAAACCCTCGTGGAGGTTCGCATCATGGCTTCCGGAAATGGTAACGCACGACCGTCGAAGATTCACCAGCTGTCCGGGATGCGCTTCGGCAGGCTGACGGTCCTGTCCTTTGCCGGAGTGCGCAGCAAGAAGCGACGCTGGCTTTGTCAATGTGACTGTGGGAAGGTCACTGAAGTCATAACGGCTGGGCTCGTCAGCGGAACCACAGAAAGCTGCGGATGCCTTCGTGCCGAACTGGCGCGAGAGCGATACACCGAGAATCTTTCCGGCCGCACGTTCGGGAAGTTGGCCGCGCTGAGGCTTACGTCTCGCGCTGGAAAGCCGGGCGCGTTCTGGCTGTGCCAGTGCGAATGCGGAGCGGAGAGCGTGGTGCAGGCCGCGGCGCTGAAGTCCGGTGCCACCCGCAGTTGTGGGTGTCTCCACAATGATCTGTTGTCGCAAGCAAGCACTACCCACGGAATGAGCAAGACCGCGATTTACAACGCCTGGAAGACGATGGTTGGGCGATGTCACAACACGAGGCACTGCTCGTACTACAAGTACGGCGCGCGAGGAATATTCGTGTGCGCTCGATGGCGTGACTCGTTCAGTGCATTCTTCTCCGACATGGGCGACCGGCCCAATGGGAAGAGCATCGACCGGATCGACAACGACGGCGGATACTGCTGCGGTAAGTGCGGCGACTGCCGTCAACGTGGAATCACCGCATGCAACTGCCGGTGGGCAACTGACAGCGAGCAGCAGCTGAACACGCGCCGCAGCCTGAAGAACCGAACAGCGTAGTGTCATCACGGCACGGCCCTCACGACGGCGTCGGCATCGGTCGGGGCCTTCACGATCGACAGCACGGTCGAGCCCGACAGCACGACCAGGGCCGGGAGGCCCTTGGCCTTGGCGGCCTCCACCGCGGCCCGGTACTGATCCGGCACGTCTCCGTCGCCATCTGTGGCGTCGGCCTCCACGAGCGTGGCCAGGATTTGCCGCTCGCGGTTCAACCGGTTGAGGCCAACCGTGACGCCGGGCGGCACGGCCGTGGCGTCCTTCTCGTAGACGTACACGGCCGCCGTGGCGGTCTGCGCCACCACAGCGGTGCCGCCCCCGTGCCACGCCGGCAGCGGGCCGGCGAGGAGCAGGAGCCCCAGGGCGAGCAGGACGAACGGCCTCACGGCTTGACGGGCTCCGTGGGCTTCAGCAGTTCGTGGGTCAGCTGCTCGCACACCGCGACCGCCTGGTGGTGGCCCTTGTCCCGCAGCCGGGCCGCGAGGTCGATGACGAGCCGCAGGTCGTCGACCGGCGCCCGCTCGCGGGTCGCCCGCGGCAGCCGCACCCGTTGGGCCAGCACGACCACGGCGTAGATCACGAGGCCGACACCGGCGGCAGCCTGGAGGTAGGGCAGGACGTTCACGGGGCGGGCTCCTGGGGCAACGTGTCGAGGATGTCGAGGATCTCGCGGACGAGGGCCACGCCCTCTTCGGTGTGGAGCACCGCGGCCAGCCGCTTGGCGAGCCGGTCGTCGAGCCGGCTGGCAGTCCGCGAGGCGGCCCACTCCAGGCCGTCCGCCACCACCTGCGACCGCTCGCGAACGTCGGCCGCCGCGGCGTACCGCCGGGCGTAGCCGATCGCCGGTGCCCACTCGCGGAGGAGCTTCAGTTCCGCCAGCATCACGCCACCCCGCGAACCAGCGGCAGCACCTGCTCCACAGCCCCGGCCGCGATGGCCAGCACGAGCGACCGCACCGCAGGCTTAGCGATCACCCACAGCGGCCACGCCAGCGTCGGTACCGCCTTGTCGGCCAGGGCGTCGAACAGCTGGCCGACCGCCTCCAGCACGGCCGCCTTCTTCTGCTCGCCGGTCATCGTGACCACGCCGTCGTAGGCTTCGGTCAGCAGCCGCAGCAGGGCCACCATGAGCTCGCCGAACTCACGCCAGGTCAGCCCGTCGGAGGCTGCGACCTTGGCCGTCTCGATGAAAGCAGCCGCCCTGCCGAAGGCGGAGGTCGAACCGTTGGCGGCGACGGACAGCGGGGCGTCGGAGATCATTGGAGCTTCCCTTCGTCGTAGAGCTGCTTGGCTTGGGCGGGTGTGCAAAACGGGACGATGGCCTGCGATGGATCGCCGGCCCCGGACAACTCCAGGGCCAGCCGCTCGAAAAACGTCAGCGTGTTGGCCTTGCGGCTGGTGATCGAGCCGATGCCGACCCGTGAAGATGTCGGAACGTGAACGTGGTTTGCCGACTCGCCTGCCGGCGCGACGACCTCGCGACCGCGGGCCGTGTGCCGAAACTGCGAATCCTCTCGGGTTCTCACGGCCGCGTTCCTTCTGCCATCATTGTACGGGCGTCCAGTTGTGCCCCGGGCCGCGGAGCGGCCACTGGGCGGTCGGTCCTTTGGGGTCAGCCGGCAAGGAGTCGCTCGACCTGCATTCGCGTCAGATCGAGCGGGCCGCGGTTGTCGATCACGCGGTCGATCAGGTGGGGCGAGATCCCGGCTTCGCTGCTGTGGGTGTGGTGCGTCTCGTTGTCACGCATGACCAGCCACACCTCGCCGCCCTGGTTGCGGATCCACTCGGCTTCATTGTCGAACCGCACATCCGAGAAAACGATCGTGCCGCCGTAGGTTTCGATCCGCTGTTTCGCGATCCGCAGCCAGAGGTCCTGTGCCACCATGCCGCGGCCCCACTCGGTGCCGAGGGTCTGCATCAGCTCCCGCGGACTCTTGCCGAGCCACTTCAGCGGCGCTTCCTTGTTCCTCCGGCTGCGGAGCATGTCTTCTGGCACGCCCAGCATGGCGGCCAGCCCTTCATAGAGCGGGTCCGCAAACCCGACCACGGACGCCCCGGGGATCATCTCGGCCACGGTGTTCTTCCCGGCCCCGGCCCGGCCGGCGATGCCGATGATCCGGCGGCGGGCCAGCCTGTCCTCCACCGGCTCGCGGACGCGGGCCATCATCTCCTCGCGGCGGGCCTTGATGCCGGCCCACGCGGCCTCGAGCTGCTCCGGGCTCATGCTCCCGCCGATCCGCTCGATCTTGAACTCGGCCGGGGCCGTCTCGGTGGCGGGCTTCAGGTCGAGGCCCCGGATCTTCTCCAGGAACTCGGCCGGTAGCTCGGCCGCGAGCGTGGCCCGCTCCACCGGCACCGCCTCCGAGGCGAGCCGCTGGGCCTGCTCCATCGTCCGGGCCTTGGCCACGAACGGGCTGCCCTCGCACGCGGTGCAGCCAACCTCCGGCTCCCGCCACACGTCCGCGAGCACCGCCGCGGCGGCGGCCTGGGCCGGCTGGCAGCCGGCGAGCGGGTGCGGCTTGTAGCCGTCCAGCTTCGGATCGTCGGCCGGCGTGGCCGCCATGCGGGCCGCCACTGCCTCGCGGATGATGCGGTTGGATTCTTCGATGCTCATATGGCCCTCGCCCATTTCCTTGCTCCGCTGTTGTGCTGAATAAGCCCAAGCCTCTCCCTCGGCTCGTGCGTCTTTTTAGTCATGTTCGCTGTCCACATATGC